TGGATCACCCTTGTCGCCTTTATCACCTTTTGGTCCCTGAATACCTTGTGGGCCAATTGGTCCTGGCTCGCCTTGTTCGCCGATTAAACCTCGTTCACCCTGTGGCCCCTGTGGTCCAAGAAATCCTCGTTCCCCCTGTGGACCTTGTTCACCTTGGTCACCTTTATCGCCTTTAGGACCGACTCCACCAACTGGACCCTGTTCACCGATTAAACCTCTTTCACCCTGAGGACCAGTATCGCCCCTGTCACCCTTTACACCTGGAATACCTTGTCCGCCACGTGGACCAATTACTTTACCGACTACAAAGACTTCACCGTCTTCTCTCAATAGATGCAGTTTATCGTCTTCAATGTATGCTTTTTCAAATGTATGACCGGGTAGTCCTTGAGGACCTACTGGACCTCTTGCTTCTATGACAATTCTTCGCTCTGGACCAGTATCGCCCTTCTCACCCTTTGGACCTTGAGGACCAACAGGGCCCTGTGGACCCTCAACCAATATTGGTTGTTGTATTTCCTCGGCAAGTTCTGCAATTTTTTTATCAGCATATTTGATTGCAGCTGAGAGGATTTTTGCTTCCCTGAGCTCGTTCGACATAATTAATCCTCTGTTAGAACATCATCTAAAACTTTAGTCATTTTATCTATTAGTATCTTTTCCTCTTCAGTCATTTCTTTTGGAGGTACAAACTCTTCAACAAACGCTTCAGTTGTATTTTCTTCAGGTGGCTGTGCATCTACTTCATCCTCACTATCGGATTCATCGCCACCTTCTTGATTAATCTGTTTCTCAATATCTTCGATATCATCCTCTGACATTCTCAATACATTTTTACGAACCCACTCTTCTGAGAAATACTTACCGACATATTGATCAATATCGCCAAGGAGACGAAGTCTCTCTGTCATAATTTCAGTTTCTTTGAGTTCAGTAAAATGGTTATCTTCCATAAAGTCATAATAAACTTCTTGCTTCATCTCTTGCCATTCAGCACGTGTAGTAATTCCTTTCAATGCGAGATGAATTTCTAATATTTCATCAAATAACTCAGAGAATCGATTGCGTAGTCTCATAATAAATTTATTGAATTTTAATTCATCACGAGTAATTTCTGAAGCACGACCAAGATTAAATTGATTCTCTGCTTCCATGCGAGTAACAGGAACATTCAAAGACTTGTAAAGTTTACGACGGAAATAATCGACATCTTCCATTTCACCAAGGTTCTGGCCACCAGGGAGTGTTGTGATTTCTGTACCTCTACCACCTTCACGACGTGGAAGCCAGAAATCTTCAAGCATTGTCATAAATTTACGATCATCTCTAACTTCGCCTGTAACAGCATCATAAGTAAGTTTATTCTTATGCTTTACCATCAAGATACTGTTCGGCTTTCATCTTAGGAAGGTTACCAACGTCAATATAGAAAATTCTACGCTCAGGCGCCCGCGCTAGACGGTAAATAACCACAGCATCCTCAAGCATACGAAGCTGATTGAGTGGTTTGATTGCTTTATGAAGATGTGAATAAATCAAACTATTACGATTGTCTGTAATACCCGAATGTACATAACAAATAGAATCTTTCGCAATCTTTACACCTTGTGATTGATTCTGCGTTGTAATACCCTGCGGATTATAAAGGTAATATTCATTCATACCTTTATAAACAGTAGCACCTGTTCTTGGATCTTTTTCTTTAATTGGTTCTCTAATCTTACGAATCTTACGAGGATCAATATAACGCAAATCCTTAATGCCTGATCTTGGATTTTTTTCATCAATTACAATGTTATAATATAATCTACCATCAATATACCATTTGCGGAAAATGTCATATGCGTTATTATTGAAATTAAGCAACTTCAATAAATACTCAAACTCTTCGCGAATTTTATTCTTAATAGATTCTGTATAATCAAGGTTATCTAAAACAATTTCTACAGGTCCATCTTGCTCATCAACAATAATTGCTTCGTTTACAATATCTTGAATTGCTGAATCACACTCTGGTTGTATTGCCATCTCTCTATATTTTGTTACAAGATCGCCTTCATTTTTTGCTTTACCCTCAAGATCAATATAAGTACCATATGCACCACCTGGTGCTACTTCAATAGACCCATCTTCTTGAGTTGGCGAAACAATTGATGGTAAATTTTGTTGTTCTTGCCCTTGTTTTTTACGAGCAATAGTAAATCCAAAAAGTTCAGCCATTATATCATCCTATTTGTGTGAAGTAGTTTTTTATTATTTATAATCATTTAGAATACAAAAAAAGGGGAGCCGCAGCTCCCCTTTTTATTTTTATATGTAACTTGTATTATAAGTTGATTGCACCAGCAAATGAAGATGCATTGTCAACCACAAAGTAATCGTATGTAAAGGTTACACTATATTCTTCGATAGCATCAGCATTACCCCAATCAAGATCAATTGGAGCAATTACTGTTGGGAACATACCAACAAATTTGTATTCGCGTATAACATTGCCTTGCTTACCATAGTGAACCACTTGAGCTTGTGACTTATAAGCCTCTGGGTTAGCACCAGCCAGACGAATGTTACCTTGTGTGCTGTTGATATTCTGCACCCACTCTTCTAGTGTACTACGAATTGAAAAGTCTTCGTCGTTGATGATTGTCACAGTCCAATCTTCGAATGTACGGTTGCCAGCAAACTTAACTGGGCGACCAAAGTATGGAACGGCAATTGAAGAAAGAGTTGTTCCAGGAATCTGTGCAACTCTACACATAAACCTTACTTTATCGTCAGCGGAAGAATTCACAGGATTCGTGAGGAATACTTCAAATAGGGAGGGGCGAGCACCGCCTCCAACCATTTGCCCTTGAAATTCATTTACATTAAATGCCATTTTATTCTCCTAATATCCTTTTATTTATTTATATTAGAACTGACCAACTACTTCTTCAAAGTCAACACCGGTACGTACAGCAACGAAGTTGAGTTGAATGAAGTTAATTGAACGAGCAGGTTTAATGTAGATATCGCCAACAAATTCATTCCTATCAATGACTTCGCCTGTATTATTTGTTTCATCACAAACAACTTTGAAGTCATAGATACCACGACGACCTTGAACATCGCGAAGGAATGGCTCAACTAGGTTACGGAACTGTGACCGTGTGAATGCATCGTTGAACTCGAAGAGAGTAAACTTAGCAGCAGTTGAGATTGCCTTTTCAAGGACGATAAAGAGACGACGAACATTAATTCTATCAAAAGCACTTGGTTTGGCAAGAAGTGTCTTGTCACCAAAGAGTACTGTGCCTTGACCTGGGAATGTTACTACTGGGTTAATACCAGCTTTGTAGAGAAGATCTCTTTGAGCTTTCTTTGGATTGTAAGAAAGTTTTACAACATTCTTAACATTACCACGATTGAAGCCAGCTGGTGAGAACCATGGGTCACGAGTTGTATCGGTACGAACCATAAGACCAGCTGTGTCGCCGTTCATTGGAACATAACGATATACATCGCTGTACTTGTCGTATTGATACTTCCAAGCACCATCCATTACACCATAAGATGATGATGGTAGCGTATCGCGAAACGCAATAGCATCTTCTGCTTCTTTGCCAGCATATGAAGAGTTGTTTACAACATCAGCAGATTCAGGAGAGAATATACCGATACAATCAAGTCGTGTTTCGCAAATATTATTAATGATGTGTGTTACTAGGGTAGAATTTGAATCGCCACCTAAGATAAACGAAACATCAACATCTTCAGCAGATTGGAAGTGGTTATAACCATTAATTAGTTGTGCATTCGTTGGTGCAGCGCCTGTAGAACCACCAGATAATGAAACTGTGGTTGGAATATTTGTGCTGTTTACGAATGTTGAAGAAGCAGCACCACCAGCAGATGTCATGTTGTCTACATGAGAAGCCCACCATAGCCAAGATGACCTTTGGTTGATAACTTCTTTATAATAGTTAGATGTACCATCTGTAGCGAGTGCATCATTAGCGCGAGAAACGGCAGAGAATCTTTCGATTACTTGCCCACGAACGCTAGTGATATCACCATCTTCATCAACTACAGCAATATGGAGTTCATCGCCTGAACCACCATTGCGAGTTGCATATGTTGATGTGCCTGGAGCAGCATCAAAGAAATTGTAATATTCCCAACGACGTTTGACATCACCAGCAGTTGTTGTAAGTGATGCCCCACCAAGGTCTACGTTCTTTGGTGCAGTCGTTACGGTTAGTGAAGTACCGTTAGCAGCAATTGCGGAAATTTTAACATCAACATTAACAGTTGAGTTAGCATGAACAAGACTATCACCAACAACAACCAATGAAGCTACGTTAGCACTGGCAGTTACAGTTGTGCTATCTGCAGTGAGTGTAAAGGTTGGTGTTGAAATTACGTTTTGCCATGCGGCGCTTGAAGCGCAAACAGATACTTTAAGTGAGTTGCCTAGTGTTCCTGGATACTTTGCAGTCCAGTCACCAGAGCCACTGACTCCTGATGAATAGTTATTTTCGTAATCGTCGTCATTCTTAACTAGAATTGATGTATTGCCAGAGGCAGTAGCATTATTTGCACCGTTAAGAACACGTGAAACATAGAGTGCGTTGCCGTAAGCTAGAAAGTTTGCAGCAGTAAACCATTCTTGATAGTTATTATTATCTGGCTTACCAAATTGTGAAACAAGTGTGCTTTCTGAATCGATTAATACTCTCTTGTCTGCTGGTCCCCAATGGAAACGACCAGCAATTGCTCCTTCTGTCGTAGAAACAGCGGGAATGACAGTAGTAAGATCGATTTCACTTACATTAACACCTGGTGATACTTGAAAAGGCATTGATCATTCTCCTCGTATACGGGGTTCTTTAGTAAAAAAATAATTACATGATTATTTATAAAATACCATAATTACCAAGACCACCATTTGTTGTTTGTATCTTTATTCAAAAATGACAGTTCATTTGAATTATTTATTATATTCTCATTTTGAAAGTCGCTACCGTCATCTATGAACCCAAACGGAAGAACATCATCTGATATAAGTTTTTCTCTATCCTCAAGTAATTTTTTTCTAAAATCTGTATCAGTCAAATCTTTAAAGAATGTTTGGTTTGTTGCCCATGCAAATAAGACCACACACATGATAAGATCATCATGAGAACCCATATCAGCTTCATATGAAGTTCCTTTTTGTATGAAAGTTGATAACTCATTCACAAGATGATAGTCATTTAATATAATTTTATCTTTCTCGATCATAGTCTTTGCATTGGCACAACCGATTCTCTTTACTTGTTTTGTGGTACGAACACCTCGTTGAACAGTGGATGCAAATCCACCACCGATTACCTGACCAGCTCTGCCTTTTACAGCGGTAAAGATTATGTTTTCATATTCAAGGTCATTGTGCAGAATGTCTGCAATCTGCTGACCGTTGTCGTTGATTTCAACGAGTGTAAATGCATGATTATAATTTTTAATCACATTATATATTACTTCAGGGTATATCAATGGATCAATAA